ACCCCGATGGCTGTTGAGATGGAGGCTCTAATGGGCCGACTGGAGGCAGCAGATGAGTGACCTGACACCTGTGGCGCATGTGGCTCTCTCTGGTGGATCGTTTTATGTGTACGAGGGGGAAGATGAGTTGCTTGCCTTCGCTGAGAGCGACCCGCTAAGGAGTGAATAATGCCCGCATCAACAAGTGCGATTACCTTTGACGTGAAGGATTGCAAGGTCTATTCGATCACCGCTGACGCAAGCGGTAGTGCGACCACCTTCGGTTCGGGCGTCGATGTCCCCGGTATTCAGGAAGTATCTCTGGAGCCAAACTTCATTACTAACGAGTTGAAGGGTGACGGCGGTGTTGTTCTTGCCAAGAAGGGCAAGATCGACCGCATGAACTTCTCCTGCACCCACTGCGAAGGTCACACGCAAGGTGACCGCTGGTGAGGCTGCCCGACAGTCATCCATCGACGGTGGTGGCACCGCTGAAGAGGCACAGGCCGCATACGACACGGCATACGCCGCCACGGATTAGTAAATGAATTTGTTCGACAGCGACGTTTAACAGTATAAGATGCTGGTTTCAGCATAATACTGTAGAGTAAACTATGAAAGCCTTCAACGGCTGACATTATTGTCGAACAAATGAGGTTAGATATGGCCGAGTATAAAGATTTGGCTGAACGTACAATTGCGACCTTCATTCAAGCCGCCATTGGTGCCATGGGCACTAATAGCGTTATGGATTTGGGCGTTGATAATTGGAAGATGATCCTGATGGCCGGTGTGTCAGCAGGTGTCGCAGTTATTAAGGGCTGGGCCGCGAGTAAGTTCGGTGATCGCTCACCGTCGATGATGTCCTAGATAGCATCGAAAAGACATCCATTCTGTAGATATATGTATAGGATGGGAGGCTATGATACATAACGACTAGGTTCCAAGCAGGGAGTTAGGGTTATGGGTAATAGTCTACAAAAACGTCTTGAGGGCGCTGCGGATCTAATCTCGCAGGCGTTAGAAGAGACGGGAACTGGGCAGGCAGCCGGGAACTCAGGCAGTGCTGGTTTGATCGACAAGATCAAAGACAACATTGCTTACGTTCTTGGGCTGCCTGCTGCTTTTTCAGGTGCCTTTGGATTTCTATGGCAATCATCTGGAGAAGAAGCAGCCCTAGATTACAAGGTGGGGTTGCTGGAAGAAGCAGTAGCGGAATTGAAGGCCGAGAATGATCTTCTTGGTGGAGGGACCAAAAACTTTTCTCTAGATATGAGTGGGGCACCGGGCGGCTCTACAACTGCAATTATTGTAGGAGCCTGTCTGGTCCTATTCATCGGTCTTCTCTTCTGGTACCAGAACAAACGTAAACGGCAGTAACGCCGTGAAGCGGTTTGCTGCTGCCTTATTGGCAGGTGCTTTAGTTATTTCAGGCTGTGGTAGCAGCCCTCCTGACGCGCCCACAACAACCCTCTTTCCTCCAACAACGGTTGCCACCAATACAGTTACAACGACGAGCGGTGCCCCTACTGTCGCTATCGCTCCAGCAGTTCTTGAGGAAGTTCCTCTGGCGGATCACGCCATCCCGAATTACGCGACCGTAGATGACACCTTCTCTTTTGAGAACTTCGGTGGTGGGGAAGCACCAGCAGACCTGACAGTAAACATGGCGCGTCGTCTGTACGGCGACAACCAAGTTTGTTCAGATGTAACCGACGGTCAATGTACGCCGTATCCGGTGATCTTGCAGTTGATGTCGCAGGCCAACAAGTCAATGCGTGGAGGACTGTGCGAAGGCTTGGCGGTGTTGAGCCTCCGCCTCGCGGGCGACATAGAAACCCTTGCGACCTTCCAAAACACACAAACTGTTGCGGAACTCATCAAGCAGGATCCGGCCCTCCTCTCTGAAATCGCCTACTGGTATGTAACCCAGTTCGCCATGGAGGTGCAGCAGGAAGCATCCTCTTATCTAGAGAGGTCTCCCACGGAATTGGCAGAGGTTCTTCTCTACGATTTCTCAGAAGCAGAAAAGGGAAACCCACACACCGGTTTCACAATCGGTATTTACAGCGAACAGGGCGGACACGCTGTCACCCCTTACCGGGTAGAAGAGATGGCCGGTGGCTATCGCATCCATATCTACGATTCCAACTGGCCCAACGAGGAACGTTGGATCGACGTATCCAATGACGGTCAATGGATGTATGCCCTCGCTGCGACCAACCCCACGGAACAATCGGAGGCTTGGTTTGGTGGGACGGGGACCATGGAACTCACTCCGATGCGTTCCCGGTCCGGTCCATTTACTTGCAGTTTCTGCCCTCAGGAAGAGGGAGAAGAGTCAGGGACAATGCTTACCGTTGCCGCTTCTGGTGACAAGCAGATGGCTCTTAAGATTGAAACTGAATCAGGTGACAGGCTGGGTTACTACGATGGTGCGTTCGTTAATGAAATTGAAGGCGCTACTTATCGCTATCTGATTTCAGGGCCAAGTACCGCTGATCCAGTTTTGGTGTTTCTTCCACCGGGGGTGGAGTCGTTCTCCGCAGATGTCGAAGAGATTGATGTTCCAACTCCCGAAGTAGAAGAGCCGACTTCTACTAGGGACAGAATCGAAGAAGCAATAGAGGAACAGATAGAAGAAGAAACTGAACAAAAGTTCTCTCTGCTGGTTCTGAGCGAGGAGAAATCGGTTCAGATTGAAGCGGTCATCGTGGAGGAGGAAGAGCCGGAACGGTGGGAAGAGGCTGAAGAAGAACCTGAAGAGGCTCAGTCGTTGTTGGCCTTCTCTGAAGAATCAATCGCAATTGCAGAGATAGAGGAAGCGACTGTCGCGATTGCTGTTGATGCCCTTGAGGTTGAGATCGAACTGGAAGCCGGTCAGCAAATTGAGGTGGCTTTTGCTCCAGAACCGGAGCCTGAACCAGAGCAGCCGGGTGTCACAATTCCTGAGTCGGAGCCAGTCAGAGACACGCTGGATATTGCTATTCAAGATGAAGCGGGCGTGGTGCTGGCCGAGGTAGAGGTTGACATGACCGCTTACCGGGTTGTCGAACAGGTGTTCGATGAACCGACTGTCACCATTCCGGATCGACCGGATGCTCCGGCAGCGACCCTGCCCCCTGCACCAGAACCAGTAATCGTTCCCGTTGTTATCGAACTGACGTTCGATGCAGATGTAGGGGAGATCACAGTAGAGGAAGTTGAAGTTGAAGCGTGGGTCGCTTCGGATGCTGAATATTTCCAAGCGGTTGCTGAGGATCGCATCGAAGAAGTGTTGGGCGCGTCCTACGTCGAAGAGATCGAATCAGTTGAAGAGTGGGAAGCCCCTGAAATATTTGAAGAAGATGAGATTGATTTCGTTGAGATTCTTCTCAGTGTGGATGAAGAGTATTGGGAAGACGAGCAGTGGGAAGAAGTCGAATACGACGACGAATATTTTGAAGAAGAACAGGAGTTGATGGACGATCTCTTTGGTGAGGCTGTCGATGTTGAAGAACTGTTTGAAGAAGTTGAATCGTTCATGGAGGAGGTCGAAGAGGAGCGCATCGAATTCTTTGAAGAATATGAAGAGTTTGATGAGGAGGAGTTCTGGGAGGAGTACGAAGAAGAATATTACGAAGAGGATTTCGCCTTTCAGGAGTATGACGCTGATTTGGAAGAGGCGTGGATTCTGGAAGAGATGGGTTTGGAGGAGTGGAACGAAGACCTCATGGGTCCGTCGCCTACCGAAACCGTTGACTGGGAAGAAGAAGATTGGGATATCTACGACGAGGAAATGGACGCCATCTGGGAAGAGGAGATGGAAGATCCGGAGTCGTGGGAAGAGGAACTGCTGGAAGAACTGGGTGTAGAGGAGTGGCCTGAGGATTGGGGTCCATCACCCACGGAATCCGCAGAGTGGACTGAAGACGATTGGGACGCCTACGATCAAGAGTGGGCCGCTGATGAAGAGGCCATGATTCTTGCAGAGGAAGGTTTTGACGAATGGCCAGAGGACTGGGGTCCGTCACCTAGCGAAACAGCGTTGTGGGATGATGGTGATTGGGAAGCGTATGACGCTGAACAGGAATTGTTAT